GGAAAGAACCAGACCACCCTTCTAGTTTGAAGTTTGGAGCAGAAAGAATGCGGTTGGCTGTTTCACCACATTCACACCTAAAACTGATCGACTCATAATCGGTCAGTCTTTCGGTTTTATGCCCGTTTGCACAGGCAAAATCAAACATTCTTTTCATTGAGTTCCTCGTATGCTCTCTCGCTTGCCTCTTTCAAGGTTTTCAGCCAAGTAAGTATAGAAAGTTCACCTTTTTTGAATTGTAGGCTTTGTTCATCAGAAATCACAGATATATTATTCAAGGATGCAATCATGGTGTCAATATCCTCCACCAAATCTTTCCACCCATCACTTCCCATCATTGAGAAGCGATCTTCATAATATTTCTGGAGTTCTGGGGTCATGCGCCAATGCTTTCAGCTTGAGCCGCTACTTGCGCTTGATAAGCCGCAATGACTTCAGCAGTCCAAGCCAAATTGCAATGAGCAACGACATTGGCAGGAATGCCCGTCAAGTCTTGTCCTGGTGTCAAACTTGATCGATGGAAGGTCTTGCTCAGTTCGTTGCCGTCTTCCATGATGCGTGTTGCTTCACGGTAAAGAATGATGCCGTTCTCAGTGACGGTGATGGAATCGATTGCGGTGATTTTTGTGATTGACATGATTTTCCTTTGATTAGACTAAATAAGAAATAGTAAAATGAACCTGTGCGCTATTTCCCCAAACAGCGGCAGATACAGAAGTCGTTGCACTAACCGCTGTTGTAGTTACAAATCTAATAGTGCTAGGTGTTCCAGAAAAAATACCAGCACCTATCCATGCAAATGATGTTGCTGTGTTATTCCAGTATCCAACAGCACTGGAATAACTATTAGAACCAGATGCGGCAAAAGGCAATCCAGTCACATTATTTGTTGCCCCTGTTCCAATTGTTGCTACTTCAATGTATCCAACTGCCGTTACACAATTTCCTAATTTTGTATAAGTCCCTGCTCGTGCAGTGTAAGTCGCTGTGCCACCCAAACTAGGAGTCCAAGTCCCCTCTTCATAATCATCTAGCGTGTTTGCGTCAGTTGATGCTGATTGAGTTGCGGGGAAGGTGATGCCAGCGCCGGATGTTGATGGGGTTGCACCACCAACGCCAACAGTATTTGTTATAGAGACACCACTGCTTGAAAATAATGCGGGATTAGTTACTGCGCCAATACCATCTGAAGCAGTTAGTCTTATCTGAAAATTTGCTCCAGTTGATACATCTGGCCCTTGAGATATTATTCTCCCTATATTGTTGGCGCTAACAAAATCCATCATTACTGAATTAGCGGAATTGGCAGTTGCATTAGCAGTTGCCCTAAAAAATCTTGCATCAGCCAAACCACTAGCAGTTACTGTTGTAAACGCACCCGTAGACGGAGTGGTTGCCCCCAAAGTACCATTCATTGCCGCACCTGTCAGCGTCTTATTGGTCAGCGTGTCAGTCGTTGCCTTACCAACCAAAGTGTCAGTAGCCGCAGGAAGCGTCAAAGTGGTAGTACCAGCCACCGCAGTTGCCGTGACTGTAGTAGTGCCTGATGTGGTTCCAGCAAGAACAAGTGTTCCAGAACCTAGTGTTGAGGTTGCCATAATTTTCCTTTAAGGTGTTCCATTGGAGACAATGTTTGCAGAAGAGGTAATCAATCCAGTTGAAGACATTGATGCAATTGTCGTTGCCCCATACTTGAATATCAACTTTCCACCACTTTCTTCAATAGTGAAGTTTGTAGTCAAGAGTTTAGGTGTAGATGCCGCAGTTCCAGTGGTGTTCTGGTTAAATGTTGGGAATGAGGTCAAAGATGCCGCTGACCCATTGGGAGCCAATACATCAGTACCAATCACCAATCCAAGGTTTGTCCTAGCTCCAGATGTAGTAGTTGCACCTGTACCACCATTTAAAACAGCAACAGTACCCGTCACATTAGATGCTGTGCCAGTGGTGTTTTGATTGAAAGTAGGAAAAGAAGTCAGACTTGCAGCCGAGCCACTTGGAGACAGAACATCTGTTCCTATGACCAAACCCAAATTAGTTCTGGCATCACCAGCAGTAGATGCTCCCGTACCACCATCAGCAACTGCTAAATCTGTGATACCCGTGATTGAACCACCAGTGATAGAGACATTGCTTGCCGCTTGGGTAGCAATTGTTCCCAACCCACTAACATCAGCAGTGGTGAGAGTAACAGCACCAGTACGCCCTGCAACTGAAGTCACAAGGTCAGTGTTATCAACTTTCTCCCAAGCAGTGCCATTAAAGATGGCCCAATCGCCTTGCGTCCAAGTCGTAATGCCATTGAGATTGGTTGAGCCTGTTACAGAGACAACATAGTAGTCTCCCTTTGTTCCTACGCTAGAAACAAGGGTAGGTGTATTAGTTGATGCGTTCCAAGTGCCTTCATAGTTCACAAATCCAGCCATAGCTGTAATCTGTGCCTGTAAAGAACTTAAAGTATCAAGTACAGACTGAGAAGTACCGCCACCATTGGTAATAACTTTGATGCGTTCAGCAACATCAAAAGGAACAACCTCACCAACATTGATCTCACGACCATCATCAAGAGTGATGACAAGGCTACCATCAAAATCAATGCGAGCAGAGGCAACACCAGTGCCGTTAGAACCATCAACTCCATCACGCCCAGGAACACCATCTCGTCCTGCTGGCCCCGTTGCTCCTGCTGGCCCTTGCTTGCCATCTCTTCCATCTTTGCCATTCTTGCCATCCTGTCCATCTTGTACAGAGGCAACTTTGCTCTGAATCTCGCCATTCAACTGAGCAAACTTTTGCTCCATGTCTGACTTGATCTTCTTCAAGCCTTGGATAACAAGTTCAGCGCCCTTGCCAATAGATTCGCTTTTGGCTTTGGCAATCTTCTCAGCGGCAGACTGTTGCAAAGCAGTAATGATCTCCATCTGCTGTTCAGCAGAGATTCCATCAATTCCTAGCTTACGCTCAAGGTCAGCAATGTCCATTTAGGTCAATTCCCTGGAAAGACGATTGAGAAACTCATCTTCAACGCTCGACATTTTGCCCTTCTTGTCAGCCATTTGCAACTCAACAATCTTGGACTTGTTCTTAATGTCAGCTTCTTTCAGCATCAATTCAGCAATCTTAACCCGCTTGTCAAACTCTTTTGAACCAGCATCATCTTGGTTTGGCAGATTCTTGGTCATTGCCGCCATATTCTTTGCTTGCACTTCTTGAGGCATTAACTGAGTTTCCGCCTTCAACTTCTCAGCTTCTGCACGATTCTGTTCAGCTTGAGTTGCATTTACAGCAATCACAGCCTGTTTTGCTTCCATATCCAACTGTTGTTGAATCTGTTGCATTTGCTCTGCTTGCGGGTTGGGTTGGCTCATTTTGTCCAACTGCTCTATCAGTTCATAGCGATTGGTCAGTGAAGAATTAGCCAAAACACCCTTCAGAATCAATGGCAACACAGGAGTGTTAGGGCCAAGAGTCTGGAGCAAACCAATAAACATCTGTTGCTCATGCTCACGGGCAATGATGCCCAAGGTTGCAGTGGGAATGAATGTCATGTCCACTGAAGGATAACGCTCTGGGTCAAACTGCATATACCTGAAAGCCGCCTTCTGGATGAAGGGGATCAGGAAGTCTTCTTGGAAGTTCACCAGAGTACGCTTGTACTTCTTGATGATGGTGGCAACAGCCATAGACATACCACCTTGGCCCATGTCTCTAGCACCAGCACTGACCATACCTTGAGAATCCAAAGTTCCCGTGGATTGCAGAAGCATTCGCTCGAAATCCTTGGCGGTGGATAGGTTGTTGCCATCAGTCTGCCCAAACTTGAAGGGATACAGAATCTCTGAAGGTGCGCCATTGGTGAGAATGGCTTTTCCAGGCTTAACTTCAAACTTAGCGCCACGGGGCAGACGGGTTGCATCCATTGCAATCATGGGGCTGGTGGTCAGCGCCAATGAATCCAAATGAGAACGAATCTGAGCATCGATAGCTTTCTGCATATTGAAGGCTTTTTCCACTGTGCCACGCCCCAAAAGACGATTGGGAACAGTGTCATCTTGGTAGGTCAGAACAGGACGATCCTTCATCATGTAAGGATTTGCCTCTGCTTTGAGCAACTGCCCATCGTTGGCAATCACGACAATGGCCTCAACCATGTCTGAATATTCTTCAGCAGCGGAACTCTCAGGGAACAAATCAACAATATTCTTGTTTTCTTCAAGGTTCTCTAGGTACTCACGGGGAACCAAACCATAGTAGGTTAGCAAAAGCACCTTTTCATCCTGGTACTGACTCACTTCTTGGGTGGGTTCCAAGTCAGTATCTTCATAAGTGGGCGTAATGTCTACTTTGCGGTAGATGCCACGCTCAATGCCTTCAACAATCTTGTGAATAGAGATGTACTTCTCAATTGCCACCCCCATGCAGTCATCAACTGAGGTTCCATTGGGGTCGAAAAGGAAGTTTTTTGGATTTACAGGTGAAATCTTGACCGAAATACGATCTTTTTCTACCACGCCAATGGCAGCTTGACCCATTTGACCAGGAATTGCCTGAGTAGATGGCACAAACTGCTTTTCAGTCTTAACGACAATCTCGCCAATGCCTGTGCCGTAGATTTCTGCCATCAACTCAATGGCATCAATGGATTTACGAATCTTGTCCCGCTTGAAATCCTCCATCAACTGAGCTTTTAGGACTCCAACATCGATGGGGTTGTTGTTCACATCCCGAATGTCATCTTGAATGTCAAAGAATTCGCCCTGACCAAAGATAGCTTCCATGATCTCAGCATGGCGAGTCTCTACAGCTTGTTGGGTGGCAGGGGTTACGATGCGTGAACGCTCAGACTCACGGGTTTTGTCTTCAGATGCCCACTGTCCACGAAAGATTCGCTCGTACTCAAGCCAATCGGGAAGGAAGTTGGTATCTCTGTAGTCACGCCAGCGGTTGCAATGGTCAGTAACAAAATCAGTCAGTTCTTTATCAGCCTCAGTAGGCTCATAAAACTCATTTTGCTCTAGCTTTTCTTGCTTATCTGTTGCCATTAAACCCCCGATATGATGTCTACAGGCTCCCACTCTTCATCTTCTTCACTCTCAAAGTAAGATGTTACAGCCAATTGGTCAATATAACTCAAAGCATCAGGTAA